CTCTTTCATCCGCTTGACCTTGCCAATCATGGCCATGGTGATCACTCGTTCTCCCCTGCTCAAGAAAGAGGCAGGGTAGGTTGAACACCCGGGTCAAATTTGCATCGGCACTATCGCTGCAAGTGGGTCAGTTTTCGGTCGGCGCCAACACGACTGGTGGGAGCCGACCGCGGAGGGCTACCTGAACCACGTGCCGAAGGCGCAGATCGTCGCGGCGCTGAAGGAGGCCGGGCCCGAGCTTGCCGGTGGTGGGGTCGAGGCGATGAAGAAGGATGCGCTGGTGACCGCAGCGGCATCGCGGCTGGCCGGCACGCGCTGGCTGCCCGAGCCACTGCGCCGATCGCCAGACTGAACGGATCGCGCGCGCGGTGTGAACCCACCCGCGCGATCCGGGTCGGAGGAGTCATGTGGCTGCTGGTTGCTCGCGAACCCCGGCCGGACGCGCCTGACTGGCCCGGCCGGCGCTTGCTCGCGGCCGTCGATGCGGTCGTGTGGCCGCTGCTGTGGGTGCTGCTGATCCGGCACGTACCCGGACCCGCGGGCCTGGTCGGCCCGTTCGTCACGGCGCTGGCCGTGCTCCTGTGTCTGGGGCGATTGCACCGCGCGCTGTGGGAGAACCATCGCTACTGGTTCACGACCTGGCGCTGGGGCAAGGTGCTGGGCGCGATGCTGCTGATCGGTGCCCTCCTCAAGATCGCGATGACAGTCTGACGTCGCACGGTGCCACAGGCACCTTGCGTCCTGGTCGTGTCGTCAGTGCGAGACGACGGGTCGCGCCTCGCTCCATTCGTCGAGGTCGGAGCTTCGCCACGCTACTGCGCGCGGGCCGAGGCGTACCGGACTCGGGAACTTGCGATCCGCGATGAGCCGATAGATGGTCGACCGTCCAAGGCCGGTCATGCGCATGACGGTGGGCATGCGCAGGAACATCGGCGTCACGGCCTCGGCGCGGCGGGGCGTCGGTACAGACGGGTTGCGTTGCACGGGCTGTCTCCGGTGAGAGGCATACCGGCAACTCTAGGATGCAAGCGGGATCGGCGACGTGCTGGATTCGGCTCGAAATCCTGCTCGCCTCGTCGTGAGGTGCGTGTGCCGACACAGCGGAGGTGAGCGCGTTCGCGGCGGCTTGTATCGCGCTCGATGTGAAGCGCGTGCGGCATGGGATCGCATGGGCCGCTACGGCAACGCATTCGGCAACGGATCGCGCCCCGCGCGCCCTACGGCAACAGTACGGCAACGAAGCCGGCCCAGAAAGCAAAAAAGTCAGCAGGCGCTAACCTGCTGACCCTTGCATTTCTTGGCTCCCCGACCTGGGCTCGAACCAGGGACCTACGGATTAACAGACCACTTCAGAACTTCGCGTGACGCAACCTTACACGGTTTCTCACGTAGCGCAAAGAGGCAAAGGGGGCGGACTAACGCAACGTCCGCAGCAAATGAACAGGCCCGCCCGCGCAGCGAAGCGCATGGCGGGCCCGATGCTGGGTGCTACTGCCGCGTCAGCTGGCCGAGTGCTTGTACGTAATCACGCTGCCCTGATCGATCAGGTTGCCACCAGCGCGAGCCCATGCCAGAAAACCGACCTGGCCTTTCGTTGCGTAGGCGGCGTCATCGAACCGCCGCAGCATCATCTCCATAGCATCGCGCACCACGTAGCGGCCGAAGTTTCCGAACGCCACGCTGATGGCGTTGGCGGCCGGCGATGGCATGTCGTTGTTGAGATTCACGGTGTAGCCGAGCAGCTTGTCGGGCGAGCCGGCGGTCATGCCCGCCTCATACCCGGGAGACCAGATCGGGCGGCCGCTGGGGTCCTTGATCTTACGGAGGGACTTCCGCACCGACTGATTGAACATCCACCCCGTAGCAGTCACCGGGCCATTGGGGTCGGTCACCGCCGGCGTGTGATACGCGACATCAAGGGTGTCGACGAGGTCGACAAACAATTCGTAGTTGAGCGCAGACAGCCCGACATCACCAGTCGCGCCGGCGCGGCCGATTGGCGCTGCTGTCGTCAGCCCGGCCGGCCCGCTGCCACCGCCGGCACCCGTCGTGAAGGCGAGGTTCTGAGCGCGACCGATTCGATCACGCGACCGATTGAGCACGAACCCCACCACGTCAAACGACGAGTCCTGCAGCAGCTCCACCGGGACCGTGAAAATCTTTGAGCCGAACTTGAAAGTGTTCAGCGGCGCCGATGCGAACACCGGATCAACGGACAGCGGCTGCTGGTTGTTGGCCACGATCTCTCCCACCTCGCTGCGGCCATCAGTGCTGGGCCAGCCCATGTCGGCGCCGGTGTCCGTCACCACACGCGTGGCCACGCGGCGCACCGCGCCGAAGTCCTTCAAGATGTCGATCAGGTCACTGGTCACGGACGGCGCAACAGTGAAGCCACCCTCGCTGCCGGTGGTGGTGCTCATGGTGTTGCTGACGTTGGCCTGATCCTGCGCAGACCACTCGTCGCTGCTTCGGCGCAGAAACGCATCCAGACCGGCGTAGTGTTTGGCCTTGGCACGGTGGGCGCCGACACGCTCGGTGGTGGGCTTGTTGAAACTGCGCCGCGTGTCATCGTCTGCCGAGGCCTGCAGCGCCGTGATCTGCCGCTGAAGCCGCTCGGCTGCCTCCATCTGCGTGTCGAATGCGGCTTGATCCTGCGCCGACCAGGCGCGCGATCCTTTCTCGCTCAACAGGTGGTTGGCCTGGCGGTTGTGGTGTGCGAGCTGGGCCCGCAGTTCGTGGATGGTTTGCATGATGTTTCTCGTTTAGACCGCAGCAACAGGCAGCGGCGTGTGAGGTGGTGGAGATGCAGTGCCTACCCTTGGCCGCGGCCGGCGTACTGCTCAAGTTCCTTGATGCGCATCGACAGCAGTGACTCTTCGGCCGGCAACGTGTGCAACGTGCCCAGGACCGGCGAGCGGACCCATTCCAGCCGCGACGACGGCTCATAGCCGAAGGCTCGCAGCTCGTCGAATAGCGCGCGCTCCTGATCTTGCGCGGCATCGAACTCGCGCAGCTTCTGCGCCGCCAGCTTTGCGATGGCCTTGTGTCGTGCCGCCAGCTGTGCGGAGGCATTGATGCCCAGCCGCTCGACGACAGACTGCAAGACCGCCGTCTGCTCCTGCTGGGCATTTCTCAGCACTTCGCGGTGCCCGCGTAGCTGCAGGTGTTCGGCCTGCAGCGTTTCGTTGAGCACATGACGGCCTGGCGTCGAAAGGTTTTCGATAATGCGCTCGGCCATCTCGATGTTCTCAAGGTGGGGGCCAGGGCGCGCCATCTCGGCCTCGATCTCTGTCATTCGGGCCAGCGTTCGGGCGTCGGCCGATGCGATGGCGTTGAGCTTGGCAACTGCGGCCAGGTACTCAGGTTCCTGTGAGAGTTTCTTCACGCGATTCCTCTTGTTTTGCGGATCTGGGTGCAGGCGCGCACCACGCGCAGCGCCCACATGAAAAGGTGAGGTGTTCAGCCGAAGGCCCGGCGGTGAACCTCTCCACGAAGCGGCGGGTGCTGCTTCGCCATCCGAACTGTTCCCGCGTCGGCCGAAGCCCTCGCGAGGCGTCCATCAGCTCGGTTTCAGACGCCTCGCGTCTTCAGGTGGCGCTGTGCTGATACAGCCGCACAGCGCCGGTGTCGAGCAGGTTGCCGCCGGACCGCACCCACGCAAGGAAACCGACCTGGCCCTTGCTGGTGTAGGTCGAGTCATCGAAGCGGTAGAACTTCATCTCGAGCGCATCGCGGATCACGTAGCTGCTCAGGTTGCCGAAAGCGATGGTCTTCGCGTTAGCGGCCGGCGCCGGCATGTCGTTGTTGATGTAGACCGGGTAGTCGAGCAGCTGGCCGGGTGTGCCGGGGGTCGTGCCGTCGGTATAGCTCGGCAACCAGATCGGGCGGCCGTTCGAATCCTTGACCTTGCGCACGATCTTTCGAGTCGTCTGCGAAAACATCCAGCCAGGCATGCGGCCAGGTGCCGGCCCGCCGGTGTCCGGCATGCCGAAGTGCGCATCGTCGACGGAGTCGATCAAGTCGACGAGGTCGTCATAGGTCACGGTCAGCGTCTGCCCTGTGGCGCCCGTTTTGCCCACGCTGGATGCAGTCACCAGGCCGGTCGGCTCGCCGGTGCCCGTGCCCGTGGTGAAGTAGGGGTTCTGCACCCGGCCGATGCGATCGCGGGCCCGCTGCATCACGAAGCCGATGATGTCGACCTGGCTGTCTTGCAGCAGCTCGAGCGGCACCGTGAAAATCTTCGAGGCGAAGCGGTAGGTTGGCAGCAAGCGCGTCGCAAAGCTCGGGTCAAGCGAAGTCGCCACGATGTTCTGACCCAGCAGTTCGCCGACCTCGGTCCGTCCATCGGAAACAGGCACGCCCATATCGGCGCCGTTCGTCGTCGTCATGTCGGCGGCCACCGCGCGCATGAAGCCGTAGCCCTTAAGGCTGCTGACCAGGTCCTGCGCGACCAGCGGCGCCACTGCGAATCCGCCCTGCGAGCCGGTCGTCGTGCTCATGGTGTTCTTGACCGCCGCGCGCTGCGCGTCGTTCATCTGGCCCGGCCCCTTGCGCAGGTATACGTCGAGGCCTTCGCGGTACTGAGCCTTCAGCGGGTTGCCAGTGCGTGCTGCCGCCGGCAGGGCCTGGAGAGACGCCTGCAGGCGGTCGACTTCGTCCATGTGAAGGTCGAATGCAGCTTGATCGGCCGCCGACCATTTGCGGTCGCCCTTTTCGGCGAGAAGGTGGTGCGCCGAGCGGCTGTGCGCGGTGATCTGCTGCTGCAGCTGGTGAGGTGTGGACACAAGAAACTCCAAGGGTTGAAAAGCGGCCGACGTCATGCGGCCAGGAAGGAGAGGGCGGTGCGTGGCACTGCGCGTGGTGCGCCTAAGCGCCGCCCTGATTGCGAAGGCGCCGCATGATGCGAGCCTCTGATTCGGCGTTGGCACGCTGAATAGCGGCCTGCACTTCCGAGCGGCTGACGCCGCTGCCGATGTTGTAGGTGGCTCCGCTGTTGTCGATGGCAGGGCCACCACCGCCACCACTGGCCACCACGCCCAGGCGCCCGCCAGGGCCGCGCTTCAGGGGCATGATGGCTTCGGGGCCAGCCTCGCCTAACACCCCGGTGTTCAGGGCGCCACCGTCCGCAAACTTGAAGAGGTGCGGACTGTCGAAAACGCCACCTTTTGCAAAGCCGAACAGCGAGGCGCCAGCGGACAGCAGCGACCCCAGGCCGCCACCGGTGCTGGGCGTGAACAGCTGGCCGAAGAGCCCCGCCAGCTTTGTTCCGTCACCCAGCAGGCCAGCGACCAGCGGCTTCACGACGGCCAGCCGGGTGAACTCGGCGATCAGGCTGTTGATCAACCCCTTCGCGTCGGCCTTGCCCGTCGTGAACAGGCTGGTGAGCTGGTCTTCAACACCTGAGAGAAGGCCACCGACTGCCCGCTTCGTGGCTGCGGCTGAGTCTTCGACGCCCTTCAGGTATTCGGTGATGGCCGCCTGCGCGCCGCTTGTCGGGTCGCCGGCGGCCTCGCTCTCGGCCACCTTGATTCCCTTGCGGGCTTTCCCGGACTCTTTCAAAGTGTCGATCAGCAGCTGCTCCTGCGCGATCAGCTCACTGGTCGGATCGAACAGGGCAATGGTCGCCAGCCGCTGCTCGCGTGCAGCGACGGCGTCCTGCAGCCGAGCCTCACGGAGCGCATCAATCTGCTCGACGCTTTTGCCCACCTCTTCCAGCTGCTGGCGCAGCGCTTCGTTGTTGTCCGTGGCTGCCTGCAGCTGCGTGGCCACGGAGCGCGATGCTTCCTGCAGCGCCTTGTTCTGCTCACGCTGTGCTTCCGTGGCGGCGATGGTGGCGACGCTGCGCTCGAGCGCAACGGTGATGCTGCGTTTCTGGGTGTCGCTGAACTGGTTCTCGGCTTTGGCCAGCTCAAGCACCGTATCCAGGCCGAGCCGCTGTGATTCGGTCACGCGCCGGCCGCTGTCCAGTTCCAGCTGCGCAACGCTGGCCCGCTCGGTGACGCGCGCGATCAACTTCTCATAGGCCTTGATGCTCGGGTCGATGGCATCCCGCGCCGCCTTCGGATCTGCTCCCGGCTTGCTGGCCGGCAGGGATGGCTTGAAGGCTTCGCCGTAGTTGTCGCTTGGGCGGAAGGCGCGCGGCTGCACTGCGGCCGTTTTGGCAGTCAGGTCGCCCAGCTGCTTCTCGAGGCGCGCGCGCCGCTCCACCGCAAGGCTTTGGTCTTTGAGCAGCTCGGTCAGTGCCTTGATGCGGTCGGCGCGGTTGTCCGAACTTTCCTGGCTCTTCAGGCCCAGCAGATCGAGCTGGCCTTCGTAGATCACGCGATAGAAGCTCTTGCCCTCGCGTGCACCTTCCTTGAAACGTGCGACTGTTTCATTGATCGCCGGCAACAGGTCGGACAGCAGCGCGCGCTTCGCGTCGAGAGAGTTCTTCGCAAGCGCATCCAGCTGCTGGTTGAACTTCTCAGCCTCGGCCGCCTGCTCGGTGGTGACAGTACTCACCAGCTTGCCCTGCGTGGCCAGGTCGTTGAGCAGCGGCGCCACATCCTTGATCGACTTGCCGAGCACGTCAAGGATGAACCGGCCCTTGTTGCCGTCGTCTGCGAAGTTGCTGAGCGCCACCGACACGGTGCGCAGAGCCTCGGCCGGGTCAGCCTGGCGCAGCGCCTCGGCATCCAGGCCCAGCTGCTTCAGCATGTTGGCATTGGCGCTGCCCGGATCGGCGTCCGCCAGGAACTTGTTCAGCTTCAGCACCGCCGTGCCGACCGTGTCCATGGTGGTGCCAGTGCGCGCGGCCACGTCTTCCAGCGCGCTCAGATTTTCGATGCTGGCGCCGGTGGCGTCTTTCAGGTCGTTCAGGGCGTCAATGCCCTTGACGATGTTGAAGGCGTTGTTGATCTGATCGGTGACCACACCAGCGATGCCCAGGCCGCCGATGAACTTGGCCGCATTGGCGAAGGCGCCTTCGATCTGCGCTGCGCTCTTCTCAGCCACGCGGACGGCACCGCCCATGTCCTGCTCGAGCTTGGCGACCTTGGCGACCAGGTCAATCGAAAGGGTTGCGAGTGCCATTGATCAGTGCCCAGGGTGGTGTGTAGGGGTTGTCATTTGCTGCGGCTGCAGGCGGGATCGCCCTGCGGCTCGGCCAGGCGGGAAAGGAACTGTTCAGACGTCTGCACGCGCTTGCGGTTGAGATAGACCTGGAACTTGTCGGCCTCGACCACGGTGACGCGCGGGCTGTGCTTGATCAGCGGCGGGTGATCGGGGTCGCTCTTGGCTCGAGCCCATGCCGTCCGCAGAGAGACGCTTGAAATGCGCGCTGTGTCTTTCATTCGCAGAAACACCGGGCCGGTCATTCGCTTTCCTTTTTGTCGTGCAACTTGAAGCAATTGAGGCGGCATTGAATGCCGCGATGCAACTTTGCACGCTGCTGCGCGATGAACCAACACCCGCCGCCATGCAGCAGCGCCCGCTGCTGCATGCGGAATTGCAGCAGCGGGCGCTGATCAAGACGAAATACTTGCGGCCTACTCGAGACCCCGCTTTTCGAGCCGGCTTGCGCGGCTCACCAGCTCGTTCGCGCGCACCTTGGCCCATCGCTTCTGAACGGTGCTCACGCTGCACCCGTATTCCGCCGCCAGCGCTTGGAAGAACCCTTCCAGCTTGGGGTGCTGGTTCAGGTCGCGGGCCCGCACGCGGGCCGCAAGCGCCTCCGGCGTCAGGCCGGCACCCCGGCGCAGCAGCGCGGCGTTGCGAGCGTTCTGGATGCGGCGCCGCTGCGGCACGATGACCCGTTCTTGCCAGCCCTGCCAGGCGATGAACTCGACCCATGCCCGGTGGAACGTGTCGACCGGTGCCGCCTCTTCTCCCGGCGGGTCGGCAACTGGCTGCCGCGCGCCCTCGAGCGCGCAGATCAGGCCGGCCAACGAGGCGCCCATGTGATCCGCGCCGTCCGCCGCCTGGCCGCCGCGCTGCTGCCCATACAGCCGCAGGAGGCGCTGCAGCCCGCGCAGCTCGGACGCCGCGGCCGCGCGCTCGTCGGCCGTTGCGAAAGCCAGGAAGGCCCGCCGCCAGGCGTCGCACCGCACGGCGATGGCCGGCATGTCAAACAGCTCGTGCCAGGTGTGAGCCGCAGGCGGCGCATCAGCGCGCTGTGCTTGATGTCGGCCCATCTGCTAAGCCTCCACCCGCGTCAGCCTGTCGACGGCTTCGACGTAGCGCGGTCGCCAGCCGATCATCCGGCCGTCGGGCTGGTCGAGCATCAGCACCTCGCGCTTGCCGCGAACCGCCCACTTCGGAGGCTTGGCCGACAGCCGTGTCAGAAAGGGCTGGCCGACAGAGCTCGTGGGCGGAAAGCCGCGCAAGGTCACCATCGCGATGTCGCCGGGAAGGGCCGGCGCTCCGTCCGGGTCAAACCACGCACGGTGGCCAGGCACCAGGCCCAGCCAGGCGGCGCTGGCCGGGACGATCACGCTGTACTCGGCCGCACTCATTGCGCAGCCCGCCGGCGAGCCGCGCAGCCCGCCCGGCATTGCCTGATGGCTCGGCCGCACCACTCACCATCACCAATAGCCCCCCCTATCGATTTCCCGGCGTTGCAAACGATGGGTGGGGGCCGGTCTTCAGAGGAAGGCGCCCAGAGTTTTGATACCCCCCCTCCCCACCAGGGGGGCGCCCGCCGCCCGTCTGCTGGCACCGAAAAAGGCGCCACGGCTGTCGACAATAGACAGAATCGACAAAACGCTTCGCGCGTCGATTCGAGTTCTGTCGGTTTTGTCGACTGTCGATCACCGCTGACCGTAGCGCCTCGGGCTTTCTGTTCTGTAAGAGGAAGGAAGGTTCTCATTCGCTACTACTCGACAATTGCGATTTATCGACAAAACACTTCGGGTTGACCTCGTAATAGATCGACGGCCGACCAACGCCACCACGCTTGCGCTCTGGCCCTAGGACGTGCCAGTCCTGCAGCAACTTGACAGCCAGTAGTAGGCGGTCGACCGTGCGGAAGCGGCCCTCCATGGCCTTCTGCACCGACCGGCGCTCTACTTCGAGCTGCCCCAGGCGCTGCACGTACAGCAGCAAAGCATGGGCATCGGCCTCGCTGTCGCTGGCGCCCATCAATGCGAAGGCTGCCTCCGCATGCGGCACCAGCAGCCGGGCCAGCTGCACCGCGCGCTGCACCGCACTGACGGGCACGAAGCGCAGCGTGGTGCCGTGCTCAGCAAGCGCGAGCAGCGCCGCGATGCGCGCGGCCGCACCGGCCAGCTTGCTGGTCCAGTCAGCCATGTGGGCGTAGCGGCCGCCTTCCCCTTGTCGCGCTTCAATGTCCTCGCTGAGCTGCAGCCACGGCTCCCGCGCTGCTTCATCAAACGGGATCACACGCGGCGGCCCGATGGGGCGCGGCGTGTCGGCGTACAACGCCTCGATGCGCGCCTCATAAGCCGCCCGCACCGCCGCGTCGATGGGGATACGGGCTCGAACATCCCGCCGCCCGACCGTCGATTTCGGCACCACGTACAGATGCCGCGCCATCAAGCCGCTGCCGCGAAAGCGTTTGACCTTGCCTGTCTCCTGCAGAAGGTCCGGTTGGATGGCAATGCAAAAGGTCAGCGATGGCTGATCGATGTAGGCCATGCGACCGGCGCGATCGACACGCATCGGCGAGCCGGCGTGCCCCTGCAGATAGACGTCAATGCTGCCCGGGCCATTGCCGTAGCTTCCTGCCATGTTGTTGAAGATGCCGCCCTCGTCGCTGATGACGGCCATGCGTTCGTGCTGCTCCACCAGCATCTGCTGCATGCGCTCGCCGGTGACATCACCAGTGAATAGGCGGGGCGCGAACAGCTCGGCCGGCAGGTCGTCGCGCAGGCGGGCGATTTCATCGCGCAGCTGGTCGCGCTTCGTGGCGTCGTCCTCGCGCCCCGCTTGCACCTTGAGCGCCTCGATGCGCTTGAGCACGACATCGCGGGCAGCGCCTACCGCTGCAATCTCGCGCCGCATCCGGTCGGCCTCGCGCTTCTCGATGTCGACGATCACCTGCGTGACCGCCTTGAACACCGCCGTCTTGCGGTTGCCAGGGCCGAGCACGATCAGTGCGTACAGACCGATTGGCTCGGCGTAGTCATCGCCGAACGGTGCAACCAGGAAGCGCCGCTGCAACACCGCCGCCAGCACCGCCAGCACGGCCATCACCGCCATCGCCGGCGGCGTCTGCGTGTGCTGCGCCACCGTGGCCGCCATATCGCCCAGCACCGGCCCCAGCAGAGCCGGGTCGATGTCGGGCACCCGGCTTTGCCCGGGCAGCAGCGGCGCCGGCCATTCGTTCGCGGTGGCCGCGGCTCCTTCGTCATCGGCCGGCGGCTGCTGCCTGAACTCGACCTTCGGCATGACGGTGCCCGGCGCATAGCGGCCGATGCTGCGCGCGATGGCGGCCACCTCGTCATCCGGCAGCGGTGGTCGGCACCGCTCGTCGTTCGTCACCCTGAGCGCTTGCAGCACTGCGTCTGCGGAGCACCCGGCGCGGCGCATCTTGCCCGCCATGCTGGCCAGCGCGGCATTGCGACCGCCCTCGCCAAACGTGTCGCCGGCTTGCCCGCGTGCCTGCGCTGGTCCGATCCGAGCCGGTGTTGACGCGTCCGGCTGCAGCTTCAGGCCGAGGCCAGCCACCAGGTCCGCCAGCGCGTAAGGCTGCGCCGGCGCAGTCCGCGTCACCCGCGTCAGGAAAGGCTCGCCCTTCCAGTGAATGAAGCCTGGCAGGCGCATGACGCGCGGAAGGTCGTGCACGGTGGGGTCGCCCGCGAAGCGCGCGGCCAGCGCCTTCTGCACCGGCGTGAACTGGGCGAGCGGGAAAGCGTCGACCTGCCACCAGGCGTGATAGCGCCCTGGGCTCGACTCGACAACGATGTGCGGCTCTGGCGATGCGCTCAGCACCGGCGCCAGCGGTGCGCCGTCGAGGTCGACGAAGACCGCGTCCGCGGCCACCACGTTGGTGGCGCTGCGGCCCTTGCCGTCGCCCCGGTTGGCCATTATGAAAATGCCGGCCCCGGCTTCGTTCAGCCGCGCCAGCTCGGCGCCGTGCTGCTCAAGCGTGCCGTGGCGGATCACGGCCAGGCGCTTGTCTTTCTTGCGGTCGTCGAAGGTCTGGAATGTGACGGGATCGCCCTCGCGCAGCTGGTCAATGAACGCTGCGGCGGCCTGCAGATCAATGCGCACCGTCATCGTTCACCCCGGCGCGGGCTTGCAGCCCGGCGGTTGACGGCTCGACCTTGGCGGTGCTGTTGGCTGCGTCGATCTGCCCTTGCGCCATCACGGCGGCATCGAAGCGATCAGGCACGACGTGCCACCGGCCGCGGATCAGCAGCAAGGCACCACCATCGATGACGGCCTTGCGGTGCGCAGGATTGCGCAGCCACCAGTCGATGCTGCCGCGTGACGGGAAAAGCGCCGGGCGCTGCTGCTGATAGTCGTACAGCAGCGGCGGCAGAATAGGCTCTGGCAGGTTGCTCATTTGCCACCCCGCGGTGCTTTGTTTTTCCCGGCCGACGGACTTCCGCAGCGCGTGACGGCGGCCTTGCCGAAGCAAGCCAGGTGCGCCAGCTGTTCCGCCGACATGAGATGCAGGAACGTGTGCGGCTGATCGCCAGGAAACAGCGGCACAGAGGATGGCTCGTCTGGCAAAAGCGTGAGCGCTCCGGCGATGCGGTCACGAATCACCACGCGCCGCCCCGCATCAGTCTCCTGGGCCTGGAGGATGGTCAGATCTTTGATGTGCTCCAGCAAGCTCGCACGCGCCGAAGCGACGTACTCCCGCTGTCTGCGCTGGACCGCAATGCGGTCAAACTTTCCCGGCACGACGCGCAGGCGACCAGCCACATTCAGCAACGCACCGGCGTCAACAACTGCTTTGCGGTTGCTGGCGTCACGCAGCCATTTCTTGATGCTGCAAGCCGGCGGAAACAGGGAAGGGCGCTGTCTTTCGTAGTCGTGAAGCAGCGGCAGCAGCTCCGTGACCTTTTGTTTTTGCATGGGGATTCCTCTTGTGTTGACGTGGCCTGCAAGAGCCGCGACCGGCGCGGGGTGCGCCGGTAAGAGGAATGTCTTGTTTCGCTGCGGACTGTTCTACGCTGTCCGCGACTTTCAGAAAAAGCCCGGACGGCCGCCGAAGGCTCCGCGGCGCTTGTAGCGCTTAGACCCTGCGGTGCTTAGAAGGACCGCGCGCAGGCGCGTCCTGCGAGCTGTTGCGGAGCACACCGACTGCTGCCGGCCGCGGCTTGATTAAGCCCAGCGACTCTGCTTCCGCAAACATCTCGTAAGCGGCGGTGCGGCTCATGGCCCGCGACACGAACAGGCTGCGGAGTGGATCCACCACTTCGGGGTGCTTGGCCAGGGGCGCTTCCTGAAACAACGTGCAGAACTTTGGGATCAGCTCAGGGTGCCTGCAGGTGAACAGATGGAACAGATTCGCGAATATGCGCAAATGCCAGAACCGCTCACGCTCCTTTTCAAGCTGAAACGATGGCGGGAAGGGCGCCCCAAATGCTTCGGGCGCATCCCATGACTTGACCTCCATACCGATGACGTTCGTGACCCGCTGCCTGAACGCATCTGCCAGCCACTGCGGCACCACCAGCCCATGCTCGAGGCAAAGGCTGACGGCGGTCATGATCTGGCGACCGCCGCCGACACCTGCGGCCGCGTGCACTTCGATATCGGCGCGCATCATGTTCACCATGTCGCACGCGACGCTTTGTGCGCCCGGCGACCGCCACTGAAACAGGCTTCCGCCTGTGGCAACCCACCGCGCTTTAGCCACTTCTACTGCGGCCGGGGCAGTGTCGCGCCAGGGGTCGAACCCGCCTGCGTCCGGTGGCGGGTCTGTCGGTGCCGGCTTGCTCGGGGTCAAAACGGGCCCATGCCGCGGGGGCGGTGTCGAAGCATCCCCGGGCGCCCCCTTGCTCACTGCATCCCGCCCATCACACGCTCGACCATGGCCTTCTTGTGCGTGATGCACAGGTGCGAATAGCGCTTCGTCATCTGCATCTGCCGGTGGCCCAGGAAATCCGCCAGCTCCACCAGCGTTGCGCCGCTCGCGGCCAGGATGGAGGCGGCCGTGTGCCGCAGGGTGTGGAAGGTCACATCCTTGAGCTTGGCCGCCTTGACCGCGGCGACGAACTGCAGCTCGAAGCGCGCGGGCTGGTTGGCGTCGACTGACGACGGGAACACGCACAGCGCCGGCCCGGCCTTGAAGCGCCGCAGCTCCTCGACGACGGCCGGCACCAGCGGCAGCAGGCGCGGGTCGCCGTTCTTCGTCTGCGCGATGCGCGCCTGGCCGGCGTCGAGGTCGACGTCGCGCCAGCGCAGGCCGAGCAGCTCGCCCTTGCGGGCGCCGGTCGTCATCGCCATCAAGACCAGCGCGTACATCCGCGGCCAGGCCGCCGCCTTGCACTCGGTGAGCAGCCGCGCCCGCTCGGCAGCGCTCAAGAAGCGCGTCTTCTCGTTGTGCTCGGTGCGCCGCTCGACGCTGCGGCAGGGGTGCACGTAGCCCTTCGGCGCGATGCGGCGCTTGATAGCCCAGGTGACGACGGCCGCCAGGCTGGCGGCGTAGCGGTTGACGGTGGCCGGCGCCAGCGGCGCGCGCTTGGCCTTGTAGATCGGCCGTCCGTCGGCGTCGTTGCCGGCGTAGTAGCGCGGCTGCTGCGCTGCCAGCGCCTCGAGCGCCGCATGCACATGGTCGTCGCTCAGGTCCTGCAGGGGCGTGGTGCCGATCTGCGCGCACCACCAGCCCAGGCGCTGCTGCCGCGTGCCGTCGGCGCCGCTGTAGTGCGCCATGTAGAGGTCGACCAGCTGCGCCACGGTGAGGTGCCCCGCGCGCATCGGCAGCGGCGGCAAGCCGATGTGCACCGGCCCGTCCGCGGGCGCTGCGCCGGCTACGCCTGACAGGTTATCGAGGTCCGCGTTCATGCCAACGCCTCCACCGTGCAGGCGGCTGCACCGGGCCGGGATAGCGCAGCGCTTGCAGTCGCTGCACGCCCACCGGCGGACTTCCAAAAACGGGTAAGGGTCATTTCATGCTCCGTGTGGTCATGGGCCCGCCGTTCCCGGCAGACCCGCACTCGAAGCCCTCGAAGGCCCGTCAACACAGTCTGATTCTGCAACGGAACGGCCCCGAATGACACGCCCCGCGCGAAATCGGCGGACTGGTGGCCAGCCCCGGCTGGCTTGCCTTGTGCAAGGCCGGCGCTCATTGGCAGGCCTCGGTGCTGATGGCCATCGGCGCCAGCTCATCCCTGTCGTCCTCGACCTCGAGCAGCCCCGCGCCGACCCGCGCCGACAGCAGCCGCAGGCCGATGAGCACGTCCAGGCGTTGCACCTCTTGCGCCTCGCCTTCTGCGCAGGGCTCAGAGAGGCGGGCGCTGCACGCGCGCGCCAGCGAGGCGATGGTGCGCAGCTCACGGCCGTGCCATGGCGCCATGTGCGGCAACGGGCGGAGGCGGTTGTTTTCAGCGAGGCGCTCGACGCACGCGGCGACCTCGCCCAGCGTTGCGCGGGTGTCGATCGCGACCAGGTCGGGTGAGTCGTCGTCCCCAGGTGTGGCGCGCAGAAGCGCGACGCACATCCGCAGCAGCGAGGCGGCGGCATGCAACTCGGCCAGGGGCTCGATGGGTAGAGACTTGGAGGGAAGAGGGGCAGGTACCGCCGCAGCGGCGAGTGCTGGGCCGGTGGAACTGGCGTTGCTGGCTGCAACGTGTTGACCGGCGGTCTTTGAGGCTTGAGGCATGAAGGGCTCCGTGTGTTTGAAAAACCCGCCGACACCGGCGGACTTGCACGCGAAGCCCCTAAGGCCTTATCAACACTAGCTTTTTGGCTCCCCGACCTGGGCTCGAACCAGGGACCTACGGATTAACAGTCCGGCGCTCTACCGACTG